ACCACAAGGCATTATTAATATGCCAGCAGTACAAAGCACAACAGCACGTAACACCGCTCAAATCATTCATCGAGTACAACAAGCACAGAATGAGCAGACGATTAATCAATATTCTTTACAAGGCCGTTGAAAACGGACACGAAACCGTTGAGGAACTAACCGAGCGTGAACTCATGCGAATTAATATGTGCGGTGTTAAAACTATTGTTGAATTTAATGAACTTGTAAAGCCATGAAAGAAATCATAATCAAATTCAACAGCGATAATGAAATCATCGAGTTAAGTGATGATGCCGAGTCGTTACCGTGGTCGTTATTAGATGCGATATGCGAGCATTTTAATTACAGCGACATCAATATCACCTACGAAGCGGTTCCAAAGCATTACAGCAACCCAAATGGTGAGGAATGGACAGAGCATGAATACAAAAATACATCGGAACAATTCGATGCGTTACCCGAAGCATTACTAACTGAAATACTAATCAATTTAAACAATTAAACACAAAACCTATGACAAACGAAATCCTAACACAAACACTGGCTAAAATGCCTAAATTGTTTTCAAGCAATGAATTTTCAAGAGTTGCTCAAAAAAACGGTATTACCAAGAGCCAAATTGCACATGGTGTAATATCATCATTTTTAAATCACAATGAAAATATTAAACGTGGCGATACTTTAAGGACATGGTATAAAGTAAATCCTTCAAGCAATAACATTAATTACAATGATGTTGATGAAGCTATCAAGTTATTAAAATCAAAGGGTTACAAGGTATTAAAACCTGTATCCGAATGGCAAGAATTATAAACACTAAAACCCAAAAACACAATGAACACAATCACAGGTACAATTCGAGAACTTTACAACACGCAACAAGTTAGCGATAATTTCGCAAAACGTGAGATGGTCATCACCGTGGCCGACAAGTACCCACAACACATTACGGTGCAATTTACACAGGATAGATGCCCAATGCTTGACAAGTACATGGTGGGCGATAACGTGACCGTGTGCTACAACCTACGCGGTAAGCAATACCAAGGAAAGGATGGAAGCGTTAAATACTTCAACTCCATTGAGGGTTGGAAGATAGAATTAAATAACAATTCATTTTAATAATAACCAATAAAAACAAAACCTATGGAAACAAAAACACATTTTAAAAAACTAAAAAACCCCAACTACATTGGCAGTTGGGATTTAATCAACCCAGATGGCAGCTACAATGATAAAGTAGTTACCATTTCGGGCGTAAAGAAAGAAATGGTACACGATGGCAAAGGTGGCCAATCCGAGTGCATGACCGTGTCATTTACCGAGTGCAAGCCGATGGTGTGCAATTCAACCAACGCAAAGCAGATAGCTAAACTCACAGGCACTCCATTCATTGAGGAGTGGGCAGGTAAGCAAATCATCTTAACCGTTCAAAGAGTTAAAGCATTTGGTGAACAACACGATGCTATCCGAGTGTCAAACAAGCCAGTGGTGAAACCGACATTGGAACTGAACACAACAACATTTGACAAGGCACGTAAGGCAATTGAAACAAAATCGGCAACGGTTGAACAAATCAAGAAAAAATATATTTTATCAGCGGAAGTGGAGGCCGCTTTATTAACCAATGGATAGACTTTTTAAAATTAGATGCTCCCAAATCGGTAAGATTATGGGCAACGGCAAGGGCGGTAATTTACCGCTCACTTGCCAAACTTATCTCAAAGAATGGTATGCTAATGACCGTGAAGAAATCCGCAGCAAGTATTTTGACAAGGGCAACATGGTTGAAAACGAACTTATCGAAATGGCAGCAGATAAACTTGGCTTCGGGATGGCAGAGAAAAACATTGTAAGCATGCATGATGAATACTTCCAAGGTACGTGCGATATTGATTTACATGATACTATTATTGATGTCAAAGCACCGTGGGATATGAAGTCGCTACATGATAGCATCACTTCGCCAATCAGCAAGGACTACGAATTACAAGGGCGCGGTTACATGCGACTATACAACAAGCCGAATTTTATACTGTTTTACGGACTTGTTACCACTCCAGAAGAAGCTAACTACGGCACTGAAATCAACTACGATGATATACCCGATGATTTGCGTTGGGGTGCATTCCACATCAAGCGCGATGTTACCATTGAAGAAGAAATCATTGCCCGGGTGATTGAGTGCCGAAAATGGTTGGATGAATATCATGAGTTGGTTACATCACGTGTTGGTAAATTAATAACACTTTAAAAACACAAGCCCGCAGTAACATAAAACGCTGCGGGCTTTATTATGTCTAATCTTATACAGTTATACCAATAAAAGGCATAATTATTTTATATATTTATTAAAAAAGCAATTTTCTGTTTTTTTTATTTTTTTAAAAATTTTGGTTTTCAATGTGTATAAATTTAATAAAAACATATTTATAAAAGTGTTTATATCAATGTTAATAAGTAAATAACGCATTACACATCAATACGTATAAAAGCGTTATATTTGTCAAATAATTAATAAAAACAAAAATGAACTGTATAAAAATTGAAAAAACATTGCGAGAGCAAACTATGAATTTATTTTCAAATGATTGGTATAAAGATACTGCATTAAAAATAGCAAAAGATTTAAAAGTTAAAAGCCCAGAATATGGTCAAGTTATTTTAAATTTTTCTATTAAAGAATTTCAAACATTGCATAAATTTTTTGAAACATTAGAAATTAATCGTGTTTACTCAAATAAAGAATTTTTACCAATGGTGCAAAATGTTGTAGTAGGAATTACTCCAAAAAGAGTAAAATTAGAATTGAAAAAATTTGCAAGAAGTAATAAATTATACATTAAAATAAACAATATGCAACCTATTGGCAGAACATTTGTTTTATTAAAAGATTTGTAATATATTTGCCCAAGAAAATTAAAAGAATGATGCAGATTCTTATTCATAATATTGGCCTGATTGCCAAACAAAGCCCGTGTGTTATTGGCTGCATCCCAGTAGCATCGGGCTTCTTTATTATATTATGACAGTTACAATTTACAAGAACTTAAAAGAGATTACTAACGGTTTTCACCGTGATGTAAACTATGTATTTGACCGAATAAAGAACGGTAAATCAAAGGTATTGGTTGAACAGATACGTGCCGAAAATGATGAGCAAAAGCAGCAGGAACTAAAAAAACAACTGCCTGCAATAAACTTTCAAGGCATATTCAAGGAACGAAACGATAAAGGTATAAAGCAGTTTAGTGGATTGATGCCCCTTGACTTTGATAAGTTTAAGGATAAAGCCGAAATGGATGCCTTGATGGAGTCATTAAAAGACAATGAGTATGTGTTTGCAATGTTTATATCACCAAGGGGCAATGGCTTTAAATTGATAGTGAAAATACCTGTTGATGGTGCTGCTAACTACAAGGGTTATTTTGATGCTCTTAAAAATTACTTTAATTCGGAATACTTTGATGTTTCAAGTAGCAATATAAGCAGGTTATGTTATGAAAGCTACGACCCAAACATATACATCAATCAATCAGCATTAATTTTTGCCGAGGTTGAGGAGCCAGAATACTCCGATATTGGAACGCAAACACCTTTGTTTGCCATTCAATCGGATAACCGTATCATTCAAAACTTGCTTACATGGTGGCGAAAGAAATACGGAATGAGCAAAGGAAGCCGTAACGAAAACTTGTTTAAGTTAGCAATGGCTTTAAACTCTTTTGGCATCAGCAAAAGCGAAGCAATGAATGTGTTATCGGAGTTTCAAGAAAAGGACTTTACCTTATCGGAAATTGAAACATTGTGCAAGTCGGCATACAAAAGAGTTGAAGCACATGGCACACGTTTTTTTGAAGACAATGCAATTAAGTTTAAAGTTGAAAAGCAAGTAAGGCAAGGTAAGGCAGCAAAAGAAATTATAAAAATGTTCCCAGATGTTGCACCAAACATCATTGAGTCGGCATCCGAATACATCCGTGAAACAATAGACATTGAAGATTATTGGACTTTTGATGAAAAGGGTAAATTTAAGTTAAGCCCACATAAGTATAAGTTTTGGTTGGAAAACAACAACTTTTCTAAATTCTTTCCAACGGAAAGTAAAACATTTACTTTTATACAAATTGACCAAAACAAGGTAGAAGAAACAAACGAAAAACGCATCAAAGATTTTGTTTTAAAATGCTTAATTGAGCGAAAAGATATAGGGTACATGCCTTATGACTCAATGGCATCATCAACAAAAGCGTTTAGTGTTGATTTTCTTTCTTTGCTTGACAGTGCCGATATCAAAATCAAAGAAGATACACAGGATGAAATTTTTATTTATTATCGAAACTGTATTGTAAGGATAACCAAAGATACATTCGAAACAATTGATTACTTGGATGTTGATGGTTACGTTTGGAAAAATCAAATTATTGACCGTGATTTTAAATTAACTGACCATCACAAAAGTGAATACAGAAGTTTTGTTTGGTACATATCTGGGGAAGATAGGCAAAAGTATAACACCTTCAAATCAGTTATCGGTTATCTTATGCACTCCTTTAAGACATCGGCAAACAACAAAGCCGTAATACTTAATGATAGTGTGATTAGTGAAAATCCAAACGGTGGAAGCGGTAAAGGTTTGTTTTGTAATGCGCTATCACATTTAAAGAAAGTGAGCAGTATTGATGGAAAAACATTTGATTTCAATAAATCGTTCCCCTATCAAACTGTTAGCACCGACTGTCAACTATTAGTTTTCGATGATGTTAAAAAGAACTTTGATTTTGAGCGTTTATTTTCATTGATTACCGAGGGAATAACCATTGAGTACAAAGGGCAGGATGCGATTAAACTTCCTGTGCAGAAAAGCCCGAAAATAATAATTACTACTAACTATACCGTTGGCGGTGTCGGTGGCTCATTTGAGCGCAGGAAATTTGAAATTGAATTGAGCAGTTACTTTAATTCGCAAAACACACCATTGATGAAGTTTGGAAAGCTACTTTTTGATGAATGGAACGATGAAGAATGGAGCAGGTTTGATAATTACATGATACAATGTGCGCAATACTACTTGAATAATGGATTGGTAAAGGCCGATTTTGACAATATTGAAACACGTAAATTTATTAAAAATACTTCCTTTGAGTTTTACGAATGGACAAAAACGCATGAAGCGTTTGGCTTTAATCAAAGACTTGCAAAGCGTGAAAAGTACAATGAATTATTAGAGGAATATCCCGATTTAAAGAAGTGGTTAAGCCAAAAGAAATTCAAACAATGGTTGGAAGAATACTGCAGATTTTATGGCCATGAGTATAAAGAGGGCAACCATCCTGGCATAGGTAGATATTTTGAAGTATTCAATGAAAAACAAATGTGGAAAGACGCTAACGAAGATTATTTTTAAATGATACAATTAAGAGATTATCAAGAAGAAATAGTTAATGGCATTAGAAAATCTTTTGCCAATAAAAACAAACGTGTTATTCTTTGCGCTCCAACAGGAAGTGGCAAAACTGTGATGTTTACATACATGGTAAAATCTGCTATTGATAAAGGCGGCAGGGTACTTATATTTACTCACAGAACTGAACTTTTAAAGCAATCATCAAATACATTTGCCAACTTTGGATTGGTTCCAGAATTAATAAAAGCAAATTCAACACCAGACCTCACCAAAAGTTTGCATGTATCAATGGTTGAAACTTTTAACAGAAGATTGGATGATTACTTAATGTTTTTGAAATCACGCACTCTTATTATTATTGATGAAGCACATTTAGAACCATTTACAAAGCTATTGCCACATTTTTCATTGAACACCTATGTTATAGGAGCAACTGCAACACCTTTTAGAAAAGGAAAACAAAGCAGTTTAAGTGATTTTTATACCGATATGATACAATTAGTAGATACTCCAGATTTAATAAAAAAAGGATATTTAGTTGATTGTATCAGTTATGGTGTTAATATTAATATGCAAAAATTAAAGCGTATAGGCGATGATTATGATACAAAGCAATATTATACAGATAACAAAATATTCGAGGGTGTAGTAAGCAATTACAAGCGTTTAACATTAGGAAAGAAAGCTATATTGTTTGCAAGCAATGTAAAATCATCAATAGAAGTTTGCAATGAATTTAATATTAATGGCATTAAAGCAATGCACATTGATGGCGAAACACCAGAAAAAGAAAGAGAACAAATATTAAATTGGTTTGCCAACACACCTAACGCAATAGTTTGTAATTGCGGTATATTAACCGCAGGATTTGACCAAGCAGATATTGAAGTAATAATATTATACAGGGCTACAACATCACTTCCTTTGTTTTTGCAAATGTGTGGTCGTGGCTCCAGATTAAACCAAGGAAAAGATAAATTTATTATACTTGATTTTGGCAACAATATTAGCCGACATGGTTATTGGGAAGATGCAAGAATATGGAGTTTAGAAAAGGAAGTGCAAAAAACAAAAAAAGCAGAAGCTATGAAGTCCTGCAAGAATTGTGAAGCATTAATACCTATTCGTTCAAAAGAATGTAAATTTTGTGGCTATATTTACAAACCAAAATCTAAAATTGAAGGACAAATGGCCGAACTTGTTTTGATGCCAAAAAAAGAAATAAATGCTTATGCAATGAAACAAGATTTAATTACTCTTGTTGAAATGTGCAAGGCAAAATTGATTAAACCTGCATTTGTACTTCACACAATGACTGACAAACAAAAAGCACTTGATTTTGTTAAATTAATGGGTTATAAAAAAGGTTGGCTATTTTTTAATAAAGATAGATACAATGTGTTCCGAGGATAAATTACATCAAGATTGCTACGTTTGGTTTCATAACACCTACCCACATTTACGCGGGTTACTGTGCTATAACCTCAACAACTCGCGCAACCGTGTTGATGGGGCAAGAAATAAGGCAAAGGGATTGGTGGCGGGTAGAAGTGATATGGTGCTTTACTATCAATCAAAAGCGTACATGATTGAGTTTAAAACTGAAGATGGTGTGCAATCAGCAGGGCAACGTGAATGGGAATTGCTAATTTGCAATCAAGGGTTTGAATACCACATTTGCAGATCACTTGCTGAGTTTCAAACACTGATATTTGCAATTCTAAATTAATTTGTATCTTTGTGAACGTGAAAAACGTGAAAAATACACGAAAATACACTTAAAAATGGGTTTTACTAAAGGAAATAGCGGCAAACCGAAAGGAGCGCAAAACAAACTGACCAAATCGGTTAAGGAAGCATTTGAGATTGCATTCAATGAATTGCAAGGCGATAAGAATGCGAACCTTGCAACATGGGCAAAGGAAAACACAACCGAGTTTTACAAGTTAGCTGCAAAGTTGATACCGACATCTGTTAACGCTGATTTGACCACACAAGGCGAGAAGTTACGCTTGTGGAAAGTTGAATTTATAGACAATGAAAATAAATAACTGCTACCGCCCCGCACTTTTAAGCCAACATAGATACTTGGTATTGAAAGGCGGGGCGGGCTGATTGGCTCTGGCAAATCAATCGCAGCTATTCAAAAGATAATACTGCGAACCACAACCGAGCGCAATCACCGTATATTGTGCATCCGTAAAGTAGCCACCACGATACGTAATTCAATATATCAGTTGTTGATTGATAAGCTACTTGAATATGATATTTATTCCGAGTTTACTATCAACAAGTCCGAAATGCGTTTTACTCATACACCAACAGGTAACGAGATACTTTGTGCAGGTATGGATGATGCCGAGAAAATCAAATCTATTGCAGGTATTACTTCGGTTTGGTGTGAGGAAGCAACCGAGTTAGATGAATTGGACTTTAATCAATTAGAGTTAAGGGTAAGGGGCGAAACAAGCAACTATAAACAATTCATAATCACTTTCAACCCAATATCGGAGCAACATTGGTTAAAGCGCAGGTTCTTTGATACTCCAGATGATGATACTTATGTGTTGCATACTACGTACAAGGACAATGCGTTCCTTGATGCTGATTATATTAAACACTTAACCGAGCGAGTGAAAGCCAACCCGAACCTGCACAAAGTTTATGTCCTTGGCGAATGGGGCAAGGTCGATTTCGGTGGCGAGTTTTTAAAAAGTTGGTCAACTGTTAAGCATACCGGTATTGTAACTTATGATCCATCACTTGCCGTTTGGCTTTCCTTTGATGAAAACGTTAACCCATACTTCCCTTGTGGTGTGTTCCAAGTGAGTGATGAAAACGAGATACGAATGATTGATTGCATAGCGTTAAAGAACCCAGACAATACGGTTAAAGCAATGGGCAGGGCAATACTGCAAAGGTTACGGCATTGGAAGCACAACGGTCATGTTTATGTTTGTGGGGATAGCACCTCGCAAAAGGATGATGTAAAGCAAGAAAAGGGCTTTGACCTATTCCGCTTACTAATAAACGAACTTGATGAAGTTAAACCGATTAGGCGAGTTGCCAAATCAAACCCGAATGTGCGCCCGAGTGCTGACTTCTTCAATGCGATACTTGCCTACAATGAGCAGGGCATATCGTTTACCGTTGATGAAACTTGCAGAGTGGCAATACTTGACTTTGAGAATACCAAAGAAGATAAGAATGGTAAAGTTGACAAGAAAACCGTAACCGATCCTGTGACCAAAGTAAGTTATCAACCGTATGGTCACATTGTAGATTTAACACGCTACTTAATCACATCCGTATTCCCATCGCAATACGCAAGGTTTCAAACAGGCATCATCAAACCGCTTGTTGTTGTTGGTAGAGATGCAGAATGGAAATCAGCATCAAGATTTTAGTTACATATTTGGTCAATATCGAATTTTTATTTATTATTTCGCATCATGGCACGATTTCTAAAAACCTCCGACTATCTTTCAATAATTCAAACGGTTGACCTCAATCAAATTACCGAGAATAACCCGCAGAACTTGTACGATAGCGAGGTTAAGGCCATTTCACGTATGCGCACCAAGTTAGTGCAGCGTTATATGGTTGACATTGAACTTGGCACGATGGATGCCTATTCAAACAGCCGCCACTACCGTACACGTGACCGAGTGATAGCAGGTGAAGTGATTACACATGTTAAGGACTTCAACCGTTGGGATAAGACAACCGAATACGCAAAGGATGATATTATTACCGATAACAACGGCTTTGTTTACACGGCATTGGTAGCAAGCACAAATCAACCGCTCACCAACACAACGTATTGGGCGAAAATGATAAACGTGCCGACTTCCAACGCGACCTATTGGACTGCGGGTGACAACAGATACCCTATGTTTGTTGAGTTGGCAATGGATATGACCCTTTACAACCTGCATGCAAGGATTAACCCGAGAAACATTCCCGATTTGAGAATTGAACGCAACCGTGAAGCATTGGACCAACTTGATAGATGGGCAAGCGGTACAGATACGGCCGAGGTGTTGAATATTAACACAGCAGATAGTGAGGGTTTTAGCATCCGT